ACTATACTGCTTCAATCAATGACCAACTTGATAAGTTTGGTAATAATGTAGCAATAACTTTGCAGCAAACTAAAGAGCAAAGAGAAGCTAAAGAAAAGAAAGTTTATGTAGGCAATGGGAAAGTGGCTTGGACTGATGGTAAAATAGAAGTAGCTAAAAAAGAAGATAAACTACCTTTCTAATGACTAAAGAGCAACAATTACAATTTGCAAGAGATAAGTTTAAGGAAATACTTGAGCTTATAGAAAGTAAAGGAGATGACTATGCCAATGAGGATAGATTAAGCAACTTTAAAGAAAGTGCTTGTCTTTTAAATACAACTGCGTTCAAAGTTTGTTTAAACCAAATTGGCATTAAGATTTCAAGAATAGTTAATTTAATAGATAGAGAAGCAAAAAACGAAAGCCTTGAGGATAGTTTAGATGATTTGTTTACATATAGTTTACTCCTAACAATGATCTATAAAGATGAGGCAGCAGATACTAACTGATTTATATAACTCAAAAGAGTTAAGAGAAGTTATCAATAAGATGCACCCAGAGCATTTAAGGGAAGAGTTATTTAGCGAAATGTTATTAGTGGTTTGCAACCTACCTGAAGAAAGGCTGCTACAAATGAACTCCGATGGATATTTGAAGTTCTACGTTATTCGTACCATTTTAAACATGATTAAGTCCAATGATAGTACATTCCACAATAAATTTAGAAAAGTTTATGAGGAAGTACCTAATATAGTAGAAACTCCAAGTGATTTTGAGATAATGGAAGCAAAGTTTGAAAAGGTGGAGGAATTTCACGATAAACTACCATTCTACGAGAACAACCTACTTAAATACTATTTAAAATATAATTGCAAAGCTAAAAAGTTAAGCAATGATACCGGAATTCCAGTAAGAAGTATTTATGAAACTATCTCTAAAATCAAAAGAAAAGCTAAAATGAGCGACTTATTTAACGAGAAAATTAAATTCACTATTGAGTGCGAAATAGACGTTCCTAAAGAATGGGACATTGACCAGATACTTGATGAGCTGGATAAGGTATTCAAAAAAGTACAAGAAAATAAAGAAAACAAATTTACTCCTATATGCTACAAAATATCATAGCAACTTTGATTGTAATGGTAGTATGGTTTGAAATCTACCAAGTTCCAAGCTGGAATAAGTATTTAAAAAAGAAGCCATTTGGTTGCGAGTATTGTCTACCGGTGTATGCTTATTTAATAATTTCACTTTTGCCTATTTATATTAAAGAGATTATAATAGGTGCATTCCTTTCGGTAATCTTATTTCAATTAATCATTAAATTTATAAGAAAATGACACAAGAAGAATTAGATTTTTTATTTGTTACCCAATTAGACAACTCAATAAGTATTCAATATGAAGTATTGAGAAACCTAACTCAACCAGTATTTGAGCAGTATAAAGCAATCCATAATAAGTATATCTATGAAAGCAATGATAGAAACAACTGTGGAAGCTGCGTTTTTGAACTTGTAAACCGAGTATATAAATATGCCAATAAATATAAAGAAAGCCTTAAAGTCGCTCAACAACCGAGTGAAGCACCTAATCAAGACAGTGCGAATGGTAAGAAAGCTAAAAAGAAAGTAGATGCCGGTATATAAGTGCTCAAATGGTAAATACAGAATAGGTAATGGATCTTGCGTGTATGATACGAAATCTAAGGCAGAGAAAGTATATCGTGCAATATTGGCACAAGGCGAATTTGCTGCAAAGGTAGTAAGTTTTGACTTTGATGATACCTTAAGCACTTCTAAAGGTCAAGAGAAAGCGAAGCAGCTATTAGCAGAGAATTACCGAGTGTTGATTATTACTGCAAGACAAAGCAAGGATAGCAAAGAGGTTTTTGAAGTGGCTGATAAGTTAGGGATAAGAAGAAGTGATATTTTCTTTACTTCGGGCAAAAACAAGTGGGAAACAGTTAAGAGATTGGGAGTAGCTATCCATTACGATAATAACCAAGAGCAAATAGATTTAATAAATAAAATGACTAAAACCGAAGGCAAACTATTCAAATGATAAAACTAACTACGATCAAATCAAATCCGAACAATCCACGAGTAATTCGTGATGAGAAATTTAAAAAACTTGTTAAAAGCATTGAGGAATTTCCTAAAATGATGGCTCTGCGACCAATGGTTGTAAACGAAGAGATGGTTGTTTTGGGTGGCAATATGCGTTTAAAGGCTTTAAAAGAGTTAGGATATAAAGAAGTACCAGATGAGTGGGTTAAGTCAGCTAAAGACCTTACAGAAGATGAAATAAGAAGATTTATTATTGCAGACAATGTAGGTTTTGGAGAGCACGATTGGGAAATGTTAGCTAATGAATGGGATGTTGAAGAATTAAGCGATTGGGGTTTAGATATACCTGGATTTGAGATTGCAGAGGAGTTAGAAGCTGAAGAAGATGATTTTGAAGTGTCGGATGAGATTACAACTGATATAGTTTTAGGGGATTTAATAGAAATAGGGGAACATAGGTTATTATGTGGGGATAGTACGGATAGCGACCAGGTTGCAAAGTTAATGAATGGTCAAAAGGCTGATATGGTTTTTACAGATCCTCCTTATGGAATGTTTTTAGATACAAATTACGACCAAATGTTTGCAAATGATAAAAACCATAAAAAAACAGGAGAAAGATTTGAAAAAGTAAAAGGAGACCATAATGATTTTGTACCTGAATTAATTAATACAATTTTTGCTTGTTTTAACGATACAAAAGAAATATTTATATGGGGTGCAGATTATTTTGCAGAATTAATACCTAATAGAATTAATGGTAGTTGGGTAGTATGGGATAAAAGATGTGATGAAAATATGGATAAAGTAAGTGGTAATACTTTTGAACTTTGTTGGTCAAAACAAAAACATAAAAGGTTAGTTGCAAGAATTTTATGGTCAGGGCATCACGGTATGCAAAAAGATGATACAAAAACAAGGGTACATCCAACTCAAAAGCCAACTGAATTAGCAAAATGGTTTTTTAATCAATGGGGTAAGCAAAATGATTTAGTTGCTGATTTATTTTTAGGATCTGGATCTACAATGGCAGCTTCACACCAACTTAAAAGAAAATGCTACGGATTGGAACTTGATCCTAAATACTGCCAAGTAATAGTAGACAGAATGAAAAAATTAGATCCAAGTTTAGTAATTAAGAGAAACGGACAAGTAATTTAATGCAAAAACACACAAAACTATACCTTGATTACTTCGGATATGATACCGGCTCATTCATACCTTGTGAAGTATGTGGCACAAAGGCTACTGATATTCATCATATTGATTGTCGTGGTATGGGTGGCACGAAAAAGGAAGATACCATAGAGAATTTACAAGCATTATGTAGAATTTGCCACATTCGCTACGGAGATAAAAAGAATTATAAGGACTTCTTAAAAGAAACACATAAAAAAGTAATAGAATATCATAAATAACTATGGAACAATCACCAGTCGAATTCTTACAATCATTCATGGAGCAAAACAGATACTTCATAGGCAATGATTTACTAATAGCATTCATAAAGGCTCAACAAATACACGAGCACCAAGTTAAAACTGCCTACATTGAGAGTAATAGCTACCAATCGGCAGAGCAGTATTTTAACGAAAAGTTTAATAGATAATTTAGAAACAAATAAGAGAAATGGCTAACGAACAGAATTTAAGACCGGCTAAAAAAGGAGAGGTAAGAAATCCTAATGGCAGACCAAGAAAGTTTGTGTCAGCTTTAAAAGAGCAAGGGTACAAAATGAGCGAGGTAAACGATGCTATCCAGGTACTTATGTCTATGACTCTTGAGGAGTTGGCAGATACATTTAAAAACCCAAATGCTACGATATTAGAAAAGACAGTAGCAAATGCTTTAAAGAAATCACTTGAGAAAGGTAGCTTATATTCTTTAGATACTTTAATGAGTAGGGTATATGGCAAACCAAAAGAAACTGTAAGCCAAGAGGTAACTATTAATACTGTAAATGTTAAGGTAGTAGAAAGTGCAATCCCTTTAGCAAGTAGCGAAAATGAAATTAAATAATATGGACAAGAAACAACGAGTTATTAAAGATGATATAGACAAAGTTAATACCTATCTAAATGAGGGTTGGTATATTGTCAGCATTCACACAACAAACACTACAACGATATTCTTACTTGAAAAGGACTTGACCTTAAAATAATGTTCACTACTGGAGTACTTTACAAAGCTAATTTAGATGCCAAAGAGGATATTGTAGTTAATCAAGGGGGGACTTCCTCTGGTAAAACCTATTCTATTCTTCAGGTGCTATTTACTTTTGCAGTAAGTCAGCCTAATTTGGTTATAACTGTAGCCGGTCAAGATATACCTAACTTAAAAGCTGGTGCTTTAAGAGATGCCATTACTATTTGGAGCTCAAGCGAGGAGTTAAAGCAATTAGTAAAGGAATATAACAAGTCGGATAGGATATTTTCCTTTCAATCTGGGAGCATAATAGAGTTTAAGAGCTATGATGATGCTCAAGATGCCAAGAATGGCAAAAGGGACTACTTATTTATCAATGAGGCTAATGGGGTGCGTTATGATGTATTTAACGAGCTTTATATGCGTACTAAAGTCAAAACCTATATTGACTACAATCCAAATGAGGCTTTTTGGGTGCATGAGAAGTTATTAGGACAACCAAATGTTAAGTTATTAATATCCGATTATAGACACAATCCATTTATAGACAAGAAGTTAGTAGAGAAAATTGAAAATCTAAAAGAGGTAGACCTTGAATTATGGAAGGTATATGCCAGAGGGATGACTGGCAAGATAGAGGGGTTAGTATTTAGAAACTATACAAGATGTGCAAATATACCGAGTGATGCTCAACTTATAGGATATGGGTTGGACTTTGGATTTACAAATGACCCTTCTGCTTGTATTGGGGTATGGAAGTATAATGGTGAGCTTTATATTAAGGAGTTTGTTTATGAAAGGCAATTGACTAATCCAATGTTGGCTGAAAAGTTAAAAGAGAATAAGATTACTTCTGTAATAGCAGATAGCTCCGAGCCTAAATCTATTCAAGAGCTATTTAATTTAGGGATAAATGCAATTGGGGTAAAGAAAGGTGCTGACTCGGTAAGAGCTGGTTTAAACTTGCTTAAAGGCTATAAAATGAATATAACAAACGATAGTACTAATTTATTAAGAGAGTTAGCCGGTTATAAATGGAAGCAAAAGAACGGTGAGATGTTAAATGAAACAATAGGGATGAATGACCACGCTATTGATGCTTTAAGGTATGTGGCATTGACTTATTTACAAACTGGCTATGGTCAGTACTCTTTCATGTAATGTATTCTTATTTCCCTATTTAAAATAAACTACAACAAACAATTTTATGAGCAAATCTTGGAATGATGTAACTGTTTATCAGTTTCAACAACTGGAGCAGTTAAAAACAGATGACAACTTTGAGGCTATCGTTAAGGTGGTGGCAATTCTATTTGACTTGACTGAAAAGCAAGTAGATGCTATGCCTATGAATGAATTTAACAAGAAATGCAAGGAGATTGAATTTATCTACAAAGAACAACTACCGAGCAAAACTTGTAAGTATATCAAAGCAAATGGCAATGTTTATCGTTTCATTCCAGATATAAGAGAGATAAGAGTAGGTGGAACTGGTAGGTATATAACAACTAAATACTTCCAAAGAGATGTAGTCCAAAACTTGCATAGGATTGCAGCTTCAATGGTAATTCCACAAAAGAAGAGCTGGTTTGGTTATAGGGATTTAAAATACCAAGACCAAGACCACGATATATATGCAGATGATTTATTGAGTGCATCAATCGTAGAGGTTTACGGAATGGTGGTTTTTTTTTGCAAAGTATATCTAAACTGGATGGACAATTCAAAGGACTATTTGGAGAGCCTATTGAAAGCAGCGAAGATGAGCCAATCCGAGTCCGAGAAAGTGGTAAACGATTTATGGACACTTATGGCTGGATCTATCAAGCAGCAATTGTTGCCGAACACGAAAGAGTAAAGTTAGATGAGGTATACGATATGCCGGTACTTCAATTCTTAAATGATTTAGCATATTTGAAAGCAAAACAAGATTACGAGCAACAACAGATTAAAAACTTAAAGTAAATGGCTTCAATATATTCATTTGGAGAAAGTAAAAAGGACTTACTAACAAACGGAAAAATGGAAGAGGAAGATGCTTTGTTAGCTACTTAAGCACAAGTATGTATTGAGTCAGCACGAAGAAGATTAAGAAGAAGAAA